CACCGGGAACCGGTCCCAGGATGGGAGGGCTACTGGAGCCCAGAGTTACCGCACGAAGAACGCAAAGAGATGAAGGCCGGCCCATCTCGTCCTCTCAGCGGCGGAACACCAGAGTCTACTTCTCAGAGTAGCACCTTTTACACATCTCTTCAAGAGTATAAAGAATCAAATCGCCCTCCGGGGGGATATAGGGGTATCGTTGGATCTCTAAAGAATAATGACACCAGCGGCGTTGGCCTTAACGTTAAAAAGGCAGTTTGACCAACTTCTCGGCACCTGGGCTACGACGCAACTTTTGGAAGGTTGCTGAGCCGGTAACGGTAACAGGGAGAGCGTTATAAGCTCGATCATGAAAAACCTGTACTCTAAACCTGCCGATCCGGACGTTTCATCACTGGGGTTTCCAGCTCCTCGTGCCATTCCTACATCATTAAAACTTAAATGTGTAGCAAAAAATTGAAGCAAAGAGCCCTGACCGCCGAGGCCCTAAATATCGGTCCCTTCGCCCCCTCATTCATTGGGGCGATCGTGGATGTGTCCCTCCGAAAGGAGATCACGCGGCAAATAAATTCACCTAACCGACAAAGGGGTGGCCATACGAGTAGTGCTCGTCAGCCCCAGCTCAAGGGTGTTGCAACTAGGTGCAATGCTCTCGACGCCGCGCTTCTAGCGCTGTGCGGGAATGGTGAAAGCCCTTGGAGTAGCGAGTCCATCGCACTCTCGAAGGGTTTTGAAGGTTTGGGGGCTTCCCTCGCTCCAGCGAAGGTCGGAAACGGCCTTAAGTCAATTGCTGGCACCGGTAATAAGCCCCATTTTGCCCCCGTCAAGGGGGCGCCCTGGTCGAAGGGTTTAAAGTGCACACGTGCACGAGAGACCAGGTGGTCCTTAGCTTCCCGACGGGGATGGAGCATGAGGAACCACAAAAGAACCCGAGAAGCCCGGCTCTCAGAGTCCGGGACTGGAGGCCTTGCTCCAGAAGCGATGACAATACAAAAGATCATCGATGAAAAGGTAGGGGCTTTGGGGGATAAAGCAAGAAATCCCCCCGCCGGACTCAGGACCTCCCGTTTATTGGAAGGTTCCTGGACAAGCCTTGCCCGTAACCTGGCTCACACCAGGGAGCGTAAAAGCGAGGAACTGGCCGCGCAAGAAAGGGACGAAGGTGTTCTTGACGCACTGGATACTCTGGAGCAGTCCCTATGCTCACAGATGTATATTCGATTCTGTCGGTTCATAGACAGATCGGAGCACCAGGCGTCATTCTCCAAATCGGCCTGCGATTCTGAGATGGAAGCGGTCTTCGGATCGCTCGAATCTCGGACCGTGGAGCCGGGACAACGAGGAGAAGGGCTCGCCGAGCCCACAGCACCGAAAACCCCGCGAGAACTTGCGCGGATCTTTTCCCATTACCTCGCCCGCAAGGTTTGGGTTGCCGCTCCATGGCGGCAGTTCGATGAAGCAGTGCATTCATTCTATGCCCGTGTAGGGAGTCCCGCTCCGATACACCCAGGAACTGAAAGAGTCCTGGCAATAGGCAAGAAGATTGTAAGGTGCCTCATTTCGGGTCATGACGTCGCGGCTTATATGCGGACTGAACCCAACAGTGACGGGGCCTGCGTCGAGAATGCGAAAAACAAAGGAGGAAAGAGGGTAGCGCAGTACCAGCTGCAGGGACTGTGCCTTCGGCCAACGGAGGTACGACCGACCGCCATTTACACCGGCGGAAAGATCCGTGTTGTTACAGTAGACTCGGTCTACAACACGCGGTTCGCTTGGGTCAACCAAGCACTCGGTGATCGGTTCAGGGCACTCCGGTGTAGCGTCTTCGGGCGTGAAGCCAGAGACTGGGCAGATCAGACCAGCTGGGAAGAAGGGATGTTGGTTTCAGGCGACCTCGAGTCTGCGACTGACAACCTACGGTCGGAGTTTTTCGACGCTTGCATCGATGAGTTCTCGGACTCGTTGGGCGGCGTCTTTTCTCCAGAAGAGCTGGCGCACATAAAGCTCTTCACGACCTGCGCGAGGATGAGGGGTGGCGAGCAAAGAAGGGGGCAATTGATGGGCTCAGTCCT